CTGCCGTAGGTAATATTTTTGGACATGAAGTTATCCCAAATCCTTATATGGATGAAGTTGGTGATGGCAAGTTCCCTATTTACCTTGCTGATTGGTCTAGATTTGTAACGATTGCTGATCGTGAAGAATTTAATATTAAGAGATTTGAACAAACTCAACCCGGCTTTGTAACCTTATTTGCTGAGAAGCGTGTAGTAAGCACAGTTTGGGATTGCTTTGCAGGGGTTCGCCTAACTTATACTGCACCATAAGGGTAAACCATGCCTAGCAATTTAACGAGTGGTTCTTTTTATGGGATGCCAAGGAATCCTTTTAGTTATGAGAAAGTCGAGCAGATTAGCCGAGATATAACTACATCTTGGCTAACCCTTGAAGAAATAACTCAGCAACTAAATCTGTTCCAAGACGAAAGTCAGGATTCATATCTGTCAGGGCTTGAATTGGCAACCCGTATGGCGATTGAGGACTATTTAGGTATGTCCATATTCCCGATCACTTATAAAGCCTACTATGGGGCTACAAACAACGCTATGGCGATGCAAACTGCCTTTGATCTGCCCGAAGTATCTCAGGGCTTTCGTGGGCAATGTGGAAATGTGATTTCTTCTGTGGCTTATTACAATAACGATACTCCACCTGTATTAACTACAATTAATTCTACAGAGTATTTTTATGACCCAAGTGCTAATCGGGTTATAGTTAATACAATGCCAAATGATGTAAGTACTGCTATTGCCAATCCTATTGTGATTACATGGCAAACCAAGGCTAATCCATTGTCTGCTTATCCTGTTATTAAGCAGGCAGGTTTACTTCTCTTAACCCATTTATACAATAATCGTAGCAACACAACTGCAGGAATCATGCATGACATTCCTTTTGGTGTTGGTCAACTTCTCAGACCTTACAAACCATTGGTGCTATAAATGGCTATTGCTCGTTATGAGAATGTTACGATTAATAATGTAACCAATGGTGTAGATGAGTTAGGTCAATATACGACCACTATTACTCCTTGGTTTATAAGTCGTGCCATTGTTCGGGATGTCAGAAACAATCTTAGGATTGCTGACAGGTATCGAGCCTATCAAGAGTTAGTAAACTTAACATTTAATTACACTCCTAATATTAAGTCTATTGTCGATAATCAAGACGAATATAGCCTTACTTGGAGAGGTCAGGATTGGCGAATTACTGATGCCATCGAAGCAGATGATCGCATGAGTGTTACCTTCTTGTGCTATTACAACCAACCAAATACACCTGTATGACCACCCAATTAAATCCTGTCCACTATGCCAAGGCTATTCAGTATCAGTTAACTGATATTGTTAGCCCTGTACCTGTTTATGCCAATTTCAACAGGAATTACGCTAAAGAGCCACAGTTCCTTGCATGGCATTTAAGGGATGTCCATCAGCCTGTATTTACAGGTCAAACCCAAAGCAATAAGGGTATCGATTCCCCTATATTTCAGGTATCGGTATTTGGACAGTCTATGACAGACACTTTTAATTTGTCCAACGATATACTACAATCTTTACATGGATATTCGGGGATGTTTGGCGATCCTGCGAATGATGGATTTTTTATCGCTAAAGCAGATGTAATGTGGTTATACAATAGTTACGATAATGAGTTAGGACTGCATCAAGTGTTCATGGATTGCACACTTTATGTGCCAGCATAAGATAAGATTTATTTAACTTTTTATGGAGTAATTAAAAATGGCACTTATTAATAAAGTTCTTCCCGGTTATGTAGCAACACTTTGGACACAGTCTGCCGCTACACCTACTACTTTAACTGTTTCTGAATTAAGCACTTGGGCAGATGTAGAAGCCATTATTGGTGCTTCAGCAGGTGGCACAGGCACTTATGGTATTCAAGTTCCTGTAGAAGCAGTTCCTTCTTTTGGTGCTGATGATGCTTTTGCCGCTTATTCGATTGCAGGTCAAAGAACAGGTGCTAAGATCACAACCCAAAACCAAGTTACTAGCCTTACTGTAACTGCACCTTGGAATCCTGCTGATCCTGCACAGTTGCTAATTCGCGATGATGGCTACAATGGCACAACCATTCGTACCTATGTCATTGCAGTATATGATGGCACAGACACAGTAGCGTATGCGTTTAATGCTCGTATTGGTGGTATGCAATGGGATATGAGTCCTGATGCAGAAGGTAAGTTTATCTTCACAATTCACCCAGTAGGTAGCAACGAGTATGGTTGGTCTAACTCTTAATACAAAAAATGACAATACAAAATAACTCACAAGACTTACTGACATATTTATTGAACCAAGCCAATTCAGGTAACAAGAATTGGTTTGGCTTTCAACAACAACGCATTGCAGGCATTAATGTGGCATACGAAATTGCCAAGAATCATGCTGACAAAATGACCCCCGAACAGGTCGCAGAATACGCACTTAAACTAAATAACGCTATTTATTCCAAACTCGTTAAGGGGGAATAATGGCAGATTCAGTTACCTTCAAAGTTGAGGGGATGAAAGAATTTGAAGATTTACTTAAAGAAATCCAAGACGATTTTGGCGAAAAAGATTCTAAAAAAATCCTAAATAAAGCAGTTCGTAAGTCTATGACTTATGTTTTAAATACTGCTAAGACCATGACTCCTATTGACACAGGTGCTTTAAGAGCATCTTTAAGGCTTGAGGTTAGAAAGCCAAGTCGTAAAGACAAGCGTTCTAAATATGTTGAAGATACCGATATTGTTATTGGCAATGTTACGACTGCACCCGGTAGCGTATTGGCTAAGAAAAAGTTTATGAATGTAAAGTCAGGCAAGATTCAGCAAGGTATCGATTCTGATGCTAGAGCCATAGCCAATGAGTTTGGAACTGCCAAGATGCCTGCAAAACCCTTTATGCGACCTGCTATGGAATCACAAGGTGGCAATGTAGTAGGTAGTTTAAGCAGTTCTTTAAAATCAGTTTTAGAAAAATACAGAGCAAAACAAGCAAAAAAAGGATAAAAGATGAATCAGTTATCGAAAGCATTTGGCAAAAAGTTTGACAAAGAAGCAGTAAGAACAAAATCGTTTGAATATGGTGGGCATAACTTTAAAGTTAAAGTTCCCTTAACTTCTGAATACGAAGCCTTGTTTGAAGCAGTAAAGATTGTCGATGATGCAAAAGTTAAGCAATATTACGATGACCTTACTAAACAATTCCTTGAAAACAAAGACAAGTTAGACCCTGAATTGGGAGTTGTGTTTAAAGACGATGATGTAGAAATTCAAGGCAGATCAATGATGGATACTGCCAAAAACAAAGCCATTACTGAAAATCGTATTGTTGCCATGATTCGACTATTAGTGCCTGAAGAAAAGGACTTTGATATGTCCACAATTACTTATGCAATGGTAGAAGAACTCTTTCCATTTAGCGTTCAATTAGAACTGGTTGAATTGATTGGCGAAGTAATCTCTCCTAGTTACAAAGACACTAAGGGAAAGTAGTTCGGTCTGTCCGTAGGCAAGTTAAGGCTTATTTGACTGCTCATGGCACAGACCCTAGCCAAGTCGATGAAGAAACCTTTACTGACATCTGCATTATGTATAGCGATGGCATCATAGGTAACTTTGGCATCTTGCAAGTATTGGGTAGCCATACTGCAGGCTACTTTAACTCTATGTTGCCAAAAGGCAAGCAACCATTTAAACTAAAGGATATTATTCCTACTCAGTATGAATATTTGTATCCACCCTTATCAGAACAAGACAAGAAGGATTTAGCGAATAAGCAATTATTAAGTTTCGTTAAGAGTAAACCAAAAGCACCCCAATCTTTATTTGGAGATAAGTAGATGGCACAAAACATAGCACGACTAGGGGTGGTCTTAGGCATCGATACTGCTGAATTTACAAAAGGTATTGAATCTGCCAAAAGAAAACTAGGCGATATTGGTCAGTTTGCTATTAAAGCAGGTGCAGTTGCTACTGCGGCACTTGGTGCTATGACCTACAAAGCCATGCAGTTTGCTGACGAAATGTCAGACCTATCTGATGCTACTAGCGTATCTATAGCCCGAATTACACAGATGAGCCAAGCCCTAACCATGTCAGGTGGCAGGGCAGATGATGCAGGAAAAATATTAGTTAAGTTTACTCAGAATATTGACGAAGCCGCTAATGGTAGTCAAAAGATGCAAGATGCTTTTGCTAAAGCAGGAGTGTCATTAAATGATTTAGCCAAACTTTCTGTCGAAGAACTATTACAAAAAACCACAGAAGGTCTATCTAAAGTAGGCGATAAGGCTACACAAACAGGTATAAAAATGGATCTGTTTGGCAAGGGTATGCGTTCTGTAGATATGAATGGCTTCAATACTCAAATGTCGCAGAGTGTAGAAGAATTTCAAAAGTATGAAAACGCTATAAGAATAGCGGCAGAACTTAACGATAAGTTAGCACAAAAATCGCAAATGATAAGCCTTAGTTTTACTCAGCAAGTAATGCCTGCAGTAAATGCTTTGTTTGATTCTATTAATGTCAAAGGTGGATTAGCAGAAAAAACCTTTGAAGGCATTAGTAATGTAGTTTATGGAATGGCAGGATTTTTGCGTTATGCCAATAATGCTATTGAAGCAATGGGTGTTGCTTGGGATTTTTTAAAAGGAAAAATGACCTTTGAAGATTTTCAGCGTTCACAAATGAACATTGAGAATAATCTTAAATTACAACTTCATGCCATCAGAGAATATCGTAAAGAATTAGAAGAAACTAAAAAGGTAGAAACACCAAAAGGTCCTGCAGTTAGATCAATTCAAGATAGTCCTGAAGTAAAAAAAATGAAAGAAATGATGCATGTTGCAAGCCTTATTTCTGTTGAGTATGAAAGACAACAATCGTTTTCATTAGCCCAATTAGCCATTCGCAATCAGATGGTTGGCATGACTGAAAATGAAAGAAGAATTCAAGAAGCCATAAACCAAGTTCTTATTTCTACTAGCCAAAAGATAGATGAAATAACCAAAAAGCGTGAAGATGCTATTGGTCGTGCCGATCCTAAAGATATTGAAAAACTTAAAAAAGTCTATGACGATGAAATTGCAGAAGTACAAAGATTAAGCCAACAATATGTAGATGGTGCAAGAATTATTGAAACATCAAGCATACAAGCACAACGCACTTTTGAGTTTGGATGGAATAAAGCATTTGCTCAGTTTGCTGAAGATGCCAATAACTATGCTCAATTAGCAGAACAGATGTTTAATTCTGTTACAGGAAATATGACATCTGCCATAGATACTTTTGTAGAAACAGGTAAGTTTTCATTTAGTAACTTTGCAGAAAGTGTAATTAAAGACCTTATCAAGATTCAATTGCGTATGCAAATGATGCAATTGTTTAGTATGGGTCAAGGTTTATTTGGTGGATTATTTGGTAGTGCAAGTGCAGGTGCAAGTCAAACAGGAAGTTTTGTTTCTCCTTCTTATGGTGGTGTTGCAATGGCGGCAGATGGTGGAATGATTAGTGGACCAACCATTGTTGGTGAAAATGGTCCTGAATTATTTATTCCACAACGAAGTGGAACAGTAATACCTAATCAGCAAATGTCAGGAATGGCAGATAGTCAACCAACCATTGTTTACAATGGTCCATACATTCAAAATATGTCTGCTATTGATACACAATCTGCAACGCAATTTCTTGCACAAAATAAATTAGCAGTTTGGTCTGCCAATCAATCTGCTAGTCGCAGTATGCCTACATCGAGATAAATTATGAGCCTTACAACCATTCTTTCTATTAGCGAATCAGTAGGCATCAACGACCATCGTTTTGTAGGTCAAATGATTAGCCGAAATCAACGCATTAGCACTAGCGAAATACAAACAGTTGTGCCATTTGCTTTTGAATTAAAGCCTATGAATTATCTTCTTTATTCTGAAAACAGAATATTGCTTAATTCTTTGCGTATTCCTGATAAGGCACTAGAACAATATCTTAATTTTGGTGCTACAGGTTGGGAAAACTATATTGCTTATCAAGGCGATATGACAAATGTGCAAATTAGTGCGTGTCAATGGCAAACAAGTTCGGCAAATAAAACACTTGTGTTAGGTTCTTTGCCTAGCATTAGTTCATCTGCTTATATTGTTCGTGTAGGTGATTTTTGTCAGGTTGGCAGATATACTTATATTGCAACTGCTGATGTAACAAGAGGTGGTGGTTCTACAGTCAATATTCCTGTTCACAGAAATCTTATTTCCACATTAACAAGTTCTGTTAATGCCGTTATTGGTGAATTTGGAACAACTGTATCACTAGGTGGTAGTTCTTATATAGGAGTTACATTTCCTGTAATACTTAGGGATTACCCTACTTATACTCTTGTTCCTATGACTAATGATTCGTTTATTCAATGGTCAGGAAATTTCCAAGCATTTGAAAGTGTGCTATGAGTGAAGTTATAACACCTGTAGAAAATACAAATAACATAAGATATGCAGACTTTGTAAGGGTTATAAGCCCTGATGGAACATATCGGTTTTCAACATCAGCATCATCATTAACTATACCTGCCGTAGATGCACAACCATTTAATGCTTTAGG